TCCTCGGATGGGTAATCTAATCCCCACCCGACTTGACAGTCCACTTCTGAGGTGTCTACAATTCGACCCTCACAATGCAGTTCCCTTTTGGGTTGACTAGACCCTACTCGTGCGTAACTTGCCGTCGCAGATTTGCTGGTGGTACCTATATAAGTACCCGCGATTATTTGCTTTCCAAGCAGTCGATTGGAGACATACTCGTGCAAATTCCCCCCCCTTATCTCAGGTACATAGTTGCTGGGATAAAGGGCTTCCTCCACACTGACAAAATTAAGGTCGTCGACCTTAATCTTAGGGACAGTACCTAAGACGACAGTGGGGGGCAAAAACTTCAACATCTTCCTCCTTGAGACTACATATCTTCCACGGTCCTTTAGAAAGGCGTGGGGTACATATTCTCGTTTCGGGAGGGTAAACTTCTGAAGGGGCTCGGAAAAACCGTTTCGTGAACTTCCCAGTTTAAACCATTCAGTAGTATCGCGGAGATAGATATCCTCTATGAAATCAGAGGGCTCCGCAACCTGCCGGTAGATCTTAATCCCGGTATATTCACTCAGTTCAACCAAGCTATCTTTGACCGCATGTGTTTGAAAATCAGTATAACTTGTCAATGCAAAATAGGGGCGTCTCTTTCCCTTAAGGAATTCTAATAAGAGACCAAACTGGGTTCGTGATAATTCAAGGTCCTTTTGTTCGGTGGGAAAACCTAATCCCCCGAGACCTTTACTCAGATACCACGACCTAGAACCACTATCCCGCTTCAGTACAGGTGCCCACATTCTCCACCAGAGATCTTTAAGCTCTGGCAAATAAATGGTTCCCTGCACGAACATACTGTAGCAAGACGACAAATCTTCGAAATCCTTCTCACCACCTCCAGTCTTAGCATCAGCGAAGACGATCCCGGCGGCCCTAGATACGGGCATTTGCACGAGACCATTCTCCGTATTACGGAAAACTGTGGAGTTCATTAAAAGGAAATCTTTAGAAAAGTAGACCTTACCGGCACTTGGGGTCATTCCGAGGAAACTCGATGTCACCTCCCATGATAAACAGTCGGTTTCAGTTCCGGAGAACACACCGTCGTCACCATTCACCAGGAAAGTGGAAAAACTATCATACTCAAAATCTTTTGACAGAGAAATCGCAAGAGCATTACATAGACATAGTATAGGAAAGCTAAGTATGGATCCCATCAGCTGCCCATTCGTCTGTTTTACAAAATTCTCACC